AATACTACATACGGTGAAGTTGCAATCACACCAGCTCAGTTGCAGAAGTCAATCAAGACACGTTACACCAACCGTGCACTAGCTGAATCTACTGGCGGTATCTCTGTGGATAAGAAGCTAATCGGCCGCTTGTCTGAGATGCAAGACTACGGCAATCCTAACGAGTAAAAAAGGCCCCGGGTATTTCACCGGGGCTAATTACTCTCACTAAGGAAAAACTTCATGAAAAAACCTGAAGAGGTACGAGGAGGTGTACCTGAGCGAATGATACTACTTTATACGCCAAACTCGCAAGCCATGAATGCCTTTTTCTATGACAACACGGGATACTATCTTATAGCGTAACCTATTCGTGGTCCTTTTAACCTGTTTAAGGGCATCGTCGGTATCCAAACACGGGATAAAGAACGACGCCCCAATCACAAAGTTTTTCCAATTAACTCTGAAGTTCAGCCGATGAATCAGCATCTTGTATCGCAGCGGTTATGTAGTCCTCAGCATTAATGAAGTCATTGTTATCGATGCTAAATACGTACGCATGGACGGCTGGAGTCTGAATATCAGTACCTTTTGACATACGCTTCTTGACCTGTCCTTTATAAATGCCGTCGGCTTCAAGACCTTTTAAAGTATCTTTCAACGTAATTTGCTGCTTTGCACAATAAGCGCGTAGGTGCTTAGCATTGATATACAACAACTTAGTGTCAGGCTCAACACGAATTAGCAAGTCGCCAAACTTAACGTCCAAGATAGGCACAGCGTTTAGACCTGTGCGTGCATCTGCCTCACCATTAATAACTAAAGTAGAGCGACGGTGGTCGTTCATAAACTCGCCGATTACGCTAGCTTGAGTCTGTGCCGGAGCCTTAATCTCAGTACGCATGGTCTTTAGTTCTTGCACAATCCAGTCGTACACACGCTTAATATCGAAGTCGATGATACCTAAATCTTTAGCAATCAAAGCACCAGCAATGTTACAAGCTACAGCACCAGACCAGAATCGCTCACGGCTAGTCAACCCAACTGCCTTGTCAATCTTCTGCTGGACTTGGACAACTAGGTCGATAGCGTGTTCTAAGTTACCGACTAGATACTCAGCGTACTGCACACCTGCATGACCATAGTGCGAGTACAACGGTGTAAATATTGAGTCGGCTTCTTCCTTAGATAGGATGTCTGTAACCTCAATACGGTACTCAATCAAGCGCATAAACTCGCCGTCTGGTGTAGATTTAAGTGAGGCTAGCTTATCGTAGAAAGAGGCGTTAGATGAACACAAAGCAATCGTTGCCCACTTAGTAGCGTTATGGCGCTCTTCGTTTGAGTGCTGCATCATACGGTTCTTGCCACGACCCTGAGAGATGCTGTAAACCAAGTCAGAGAAGTGGTCGCCTGACATCTTAGTAATCTCGTCAATCGTAACGGGCAAGTTATTCATAACGCCGAGTCGGTGAATCATCGCGTTCTGCGTATCTTTCCACTGGAGCATTAGCTCTTCAGGGTGCCCCCATACGCTGTTGCACATCTTCAATACCGTAGACTTACCTGTACCGGACGTGTTGTTAATTAAGTTAATGATGGCGCCTTTGAGGTTCAAGTGCTTTAGTAATGGTGCACCGAATGCCGTAAAGAAACCAAATGCGTGTGGTTCAAACTGTGGTTGGTCGTATGTTTTAGCTATGCGTTTCCACTCGTCATAGTCACCAGTAGGTACCAAATACCCAGCCAAACTGCCAGTGGTGCTAGAAGGAGGGCTATAGGTAGTTCCACTCGCTGCAATTTCTTTTTCGCCCAAGATAAATTCATCATTTCTTTCTGTCCATCCAAATTGTGTTCTCATAATTTCTACCTGTGTTTTATGTTGTAGTTCCTTAACAAAGGCAATTAGGTAGTTCATGATGGCGTCCATCTGCTTCTTAGCAGCAACTACACCATGCCACGCTAACTTGTCTCTTAATTTATCAAATGTCAACGCATCTGTTTGAGGCATAGAGAACTCACGCACTCCGTCTCTAGGTAGATGCAACCTAATCCATACAGCGTCACCCTTGATTGGGTCTTTTAAGCGCTTTACTACGTAGAGGTCGTGTTCGTAAATGTTGACAACCTTTTCTTCATCATCTCCGTCTTCGCCTTTTGTCTTAAGTGACGCATAGACACCCCCATTCTTCCCCCTGAAATACGGGAACGGGAGCTCAGGAACAATGTATTTCTCCTGCTTACCTTCGGGCGTTTTGTCAATAATCTCTTCGTTCGGCGCAGCAGCGACAATTTCATTGCCGAGTAATATCGGGCTCGAAATCTTCCCCTTATTCGGGCAAGCTGCACAACCTTCCGGGTTATGTTTAGCGAAGGTCTCACAGGTATACGGCCCTGCGGTCTTAGCTGCTTTTCTCTCCGTTTCTTCAAATGAGTACGATGGATGTAAATTAGAAATCTTATGGATGGCTTCATCTCTATCTATGCAGTGCGCTGCTATTGACAGGCCTGCTCTCCACAATGGTTCTTCAATAGTGTCTTGGTTAAGAGCAATATGCTCCAACTGTGCACACCCCTTACCATCAATCGTCTTCATCATGATGGTTTTAAATCGGCTTTGACGGTTGCCCATCAATGCTTTGGTCATCTCGTTTAACTGACGTGGTATGTAGTCAGGTGCTACTAATACGCCTAGCAACTGGCGTAGGTGCTCATACTCAGACTGGTCAGCTACGTGCAGTATTTCTACAGGTAACGGCGGGTCTTGCTTAAAGTTAAACGTTTCCGGCACGCGTAGAATTGACGCGCTTTCCGCTGTGCGGCTTGGGTCTGCATCGAACTCATGCTCGGCACATAACGCTTTGAGTCGGTCTGCGACAGCCTTCCACTCGGCCCTATTAACCACATTAGCCAAGCGCCAGTAAGCATGGATGCCTCGACCAGAGTTAACGATAGTAGGTAAAGGCCAATGAATAGTGTTACAGAACTGCTTAAGAGCGTAAAGACCATCAGCCTGCGTTTCATAGGGTTTGCCAACGCCGCAGTCCACGTCAATCCAAAACGACTTGAAATAGGTACTGTTCTTTTGTGTTCTTCCTTCGGTATCGTTTTCATATTTAGCACACGCAAAGTAAACGTCATACTTCTTTTGTAATAGGTCATCAATAGCATCTTGAGCTTCTTGCAACGTTTGCATGAAGACTTGCTTTGGGTGCCCCTCTTGTTTTAAACCGACAATGCAATACCATCCCTCTTGGGCTAGCACTGCTGTCAGTAAATCCGTTGTCGCCATTGTCGCCTCTGTCCGCAATAAAGGTGGGGTAGCACGGGGTGCGGCGAATCCCCTGTTCGTTCCGTCAAACTAGCTACCCCTATAAACTAAACGCTAAACCTAGCTCTCTTTAGCATCGCTGCAATCTCTTCGGCTTTCGAAGGATGTGGGTCTGCTGCACCGGTAAACCACGAATATATAGTCATACGAGACACGTCAAACTTCTCTGCAATCTCTGCTACTGGTATATCCTTACCGATGCAATACCGACCAAGCCTAACTCCAACCTTCCTAGAGTCAGCGGCTTGGTTAGCTTGCACCAATCGAAAGCTATAGCCTCTTAAACTCATTCGTCGTCAGTAGACCAGCCACTCATAACAGACTTGAGGTCACGCTTAGCAGTCGGCTCAGGCTTCTTGTCTTCGCGTTTCTTAGGCTCTTCTACTTCCTCAGCAGCAACTTTCTCTACCTTTGGCTCGGCTTTAGGTGCAGCTAACTTAGGTTTAACGCCGTCAGTCTGTGCTACCGTCATTTGAATTGCGTTCTTAGCAGCAGGTGTGTCGCCTTGTTTCTTAGCTGCTTCCCACTCTTCACGTGACAAGAACTTCAATGGTTTGAAGAATAACTTAGCAGTGTCGCTAGTCTCGTCAAAGCGCATCTGAGTAACCAATGTGTTTAGGTTGTAACCCTGTGCACCGACATACTTCGCATACTGCTCAAACGGCATGTGCTCTAAATCACCTTTACCGAAGATAGACTTAGATGCCAACTGCAACTGATACACGTCACCAGTAATGTCGTGAGCCATAGCTACAGCCAAGCGACGGAAGTGGCGGCATGCACGTGAGTCACCTTGACCTGAGCCTTTGATGTTTTGCGGACACTCGGCGCAGTTGTGGTGCTGTGCTTCTTTAACAGACTTATCAGGTGCGATACCATCGTTAGACCAGCAGTCAGGCGGAGTAGCATCAGCTTTAGGGTTATACACAGAGCCGTAGAACTGGCGAGATACATCCTTGGCTGCGTTAACAATAACGATTTCTAACTCATCATTCTTGCTTGTCATTACTTCTTCACCGTTCACTACCATGCGGAACTTGCCGCCACGTAAAGAAATACGCTTGCTACCACCGCCACCTGCAAGGGCTCTGGTAACGTCATCTAGTTCTACCTCTTTAAGATAGTCCGGTAGGTTGTTATTAAACAATGCTAATTCACTCATTTCACTTCTCCTTTTAATTCCTTAATTTGACGATTCATGTACCACTGTGCTTTCTCTAAATCTTGTATTGTGTCTAGCTTCTTTCCTGCACGGGACGTGTATTTAATCACACTTCCTTTTAGATACCCAATATATTCTTCGGGCGTCAGCTTAGCTTTGATATAGTCGATAGTCTCAATGCCGCCAGCCGTATAGTGCGCAGGGCTATTGACAGGGTCATTCAACGACTTAACTTTTACTCGCTTCGTTTTTGTTAGTATCTCTGCGTTAAACTTCTCGCTAGCTTCTAACCTTTCAGCCGGCGCAACTTCTACTTCATTGATTGGTTCCCAACCGTTCATTTAGTTCTCCTTACCATGAGTGTGTATTCACTGTCCACATTTAACCCGGCGGGCAGTATATCGGGGTTTTCTTCTAAGAACTGTTTCATGTTGCTTTGATGTATGCGCTTCTCAAGCAACTCAGGCGCATTGTGCGCAATCATTGTTTTGTAAAACTCGTCCCAGTTGTTAGTCCAATACCGAGTCTTAACAGAACGAATCAACGTGCCGTCTTTACTACGCAAGCTATCGATGCCGTTCTCTTTGCAAATCTCAAGTAACTCGGATTTAATAAGGTCAAGTTCTTCTGTAAGCTCAGCTTCACGTGCTTTCCATGCACGCTCTTCAGTCTCACGCTGTGTGTATATCTTGGTGTAGATAGAGATGAGTTGCTCTACCGATGGTTTATCTGCCATAAGTTTTTCCTTTTAAGTTGTCAGGTCTTACGCCTGTTAAATCATATTAGTTCATAAACTTGACCATGTCAAGTATTTTTATTTTATTTCTTCAGAAATTTCACTCTGATATAAGTCAATGATTTTTGAGTGAATATCCAGTTTATTTTGCAACATGCTGTACAGTCTTGTCTCTACGGGACTACCCTTAATGTGCACAATGGTCATCGGGTTCTTTTGACCTTTACGGTGAATACGTGCGTTTGCTTGTAGATAAGTTTCAATAGACGTTACTGGCGAATACCAAATGATGACATTAGCGGCAGTTAGTGTGACTCCGTGGGCAGCAGCCTGTGGTTGAATAATTAGCACCTGTGGGTCTTGCTGTTCTTGGAATCGTTTGAATATGTCGGTACGCTTGTTGACTGGCACGGCACCGTTGATAACCTCGCAGTTAATACCTGCCCCTCTCAAATGCGCTTTGAGTAGTTCTATTGTATGCGTGAATGGAACAAATACAAGAACTTTGTGACTAGCTTCTTCAATAACTTCTTGTACAACACGTAAGCGATTACTGACATCAAACTCAATAACAGAACCATTGTCAGAATAGACAGCGCCACCACTAATTTGAAGCAGCTTATTAAGATTCGTAGCAGCATTAACGGTGCTGATTTCTTCTCCGTCCGCCACCATGAGCATCTGTTGCTTGAGAATCTTGTAGTACTTCTCCTGTTGCGGAGTAAGGGGGGCGTCCCGAAACACATGAGTAATCTCCGGTAGGTCAATACATTGTTCTTTAGTAAAGCGTATTGCTGGTTGTAGTGCATCAAACACAACTTTGTTTGCGTCTGGTCTTGGTAGCCAACGGAACTTACTAACGCTTACCATAGTTTGGTCTCTAAATGAACCAAAGAACCTAGGCACATTATCAGGCACGCACATCTTAGCCAAGCCGTAGGCATCTGTGGGGGTTTGTGCAGCAGGTGTGCCTGTCATCATCCACATCCACATGTCTTCGTGGCTCTTTAGAATAGCGTTAAGTGTTTTCCAACGCTTCGTTGTAGGGGTTTTGTAGGCATTCGCTTCGTCAATAATGATTAGGTCAAAACCCGCAAAGATAATGTCCTCGGCAACAATCTCAATGCCGTCGTAGTTAATGACAACAAAATCGGCGTCACTGTTGATTACTGCTTTACGTTTAGTGCGGTCCCCGTACGCTATGCCTACTTTGCGATGCACAGCAAACTTAAACAAGTCTGCTTGCCAAGCGGACTGCATGATTGATAAAGGGCAGATGATTAACGCACGCTTAATGCGACCTTGCTTCATTAGATAGTCGGCAGCCCAAATAGCTGATGCCGTC